TATTCAGAAAAATTAAATCTGTATATTCTTGGCAAATATGCAAATGATGGTAATGTGTTTCAGGGAACCGATCGTTTGTCAATGGCGGTTCAGCCAGACGCTGAGAAGTTCTTCATGGAATTAGATTATGAAAATGCAAATGTGAACGTGATCTTCGAAGGCGATCGTTTGTTTAATGGCAAAATGTTGGATCAATTGTCAGCAGCATTTCCTGATTCATTTAAAGTGTTGATTCTCAAAGTCAAAGATAGTACACTAGACCAACGTCACATTGATCGCAAAGATGATCAAGATGACAAATTCAAAAATTCTCGTAAGACAAAAATCTCGAATATCATGGGGTCACTGACTCTCATGGACTATATAGAGACAATGGTCAACGAAAATCTCGATGATCAGTCTAAGATTATTGACAATATTAGAAAATTTTACAACTGGAGTGAATAATTATGCAGTTAGAAGTATCTGTTGAACAGTTGCGCAAAAACAAACTATTTGTTGCAACACCCATGTACGGTGGCAGTGCGCATGGTATGTATGTTAAGTCTTGCCTTGATCTTCAATCCGTATGCTCACAATATGGTATTGAAGTTCGTTTCTCGTTTATCTTTAACGAGTCTTTGATTACTCGAGCGCGCAACTATCTTGTTGATGAGTTCCTTCGCGCAGAAGGCTTCACTCATTTGCTCTTTATCGATGCTGACATTCACTTTGACCCACGAGATGTGATTGCACTTCTTGCATTGGACAAGGAAGTTGTCGGTGGTCCATATCCAAAGAAGTCAATCAAGTGGGGAGCAATTAAGGAAGGCGTCAAGCGTCATCCAGATATTACTCCTGGTGATATGGAAAAGTTGGCTGGCGATTTCGTCTTCAATCCAGTTCCTGGCACCGAGAAGTTTTCTGTTGCTGAACCAATTGAAGTCCTTGAAATCGGTACTGGCTTCATGATGGTCAAGCGTGAAGTGTTCGATAAGTTTAGAGAACAATATCCACAACTTCGTTATCGTCCAGATCATGTCGGTCAGGCAAACTTCGATGGCTCGCGTTACATTCATGCCTACTTCGATACAGTTATCGACAGCAAGGAAAATGGTGGCAAGGGTTCAGATCGTTACTTGTCTGAAGACTACATGTTCTGCCAGTGGTGGCGTAACATGGGTGGCAGCATCTGGTTGTGCCCATGGATGAAGACACATCACATTGGAACCTATGCATTCACTGGTGATATGCCAGCCGTTGCAAACTTTGTTGGCTCTCTCTAATAAAGAGACTTTGTTATGATTGTAGGTTTGGTTGGCTTTATTGGAGCAGGTAAAGGCACAGTTGCAGATCTCTTGGTCGATCGTCATGATTTCGAAAAAGAGAGTTTTGCAAATAGCGTCAAAGACGCCTGTGCCACAATCTTTGGTTGGAATCGCTCCATGCTTGAGGGTGACACTTTAGAATCCAGAGCATGGCGCGAACAACCAGATGTATGGTGGTCAGAAAAACTCGGTCGTGAGTTCTCACCAAGATTAGCACTCCAGCTAATGGGCACAGAGGCAGGTCGTGATGTATTTCACCCTGACCTCTGGGTTCATACAACAATGCGTCGATGTGAGAATAATCCTTGGCACAATCACGTGATTGCTGATGTTCGTTTTCCAAACGAGATTAATGCAATCGTAAAGTCTGGTGGTAAGGTTGTTCGTGTTCGTCGCGGTGAAGATCCAGAATGGTTTGCGCTTGCTCGCGAGTGCAATATCTATAACAAACAAGAAATAATGCGCAATGCATATCCAGAAGTTCATTATTCAGAATGGGCTTGGGTTGGTTCACATTATGATATTGTGATGGATAATAATTGTTCGTTAGATGAGTTGACCTTGAGGGTTGACAAGTTGGTTGATTCGTTATATAATAATCGTGTTGAAGCAAATGAGGTCGTTAATTATGAAACTTTCTGAAGATACTGTGCAAGTCCTGAAGAATTTCTCAGGCATTAATCAAAGTCTCCAGTTTAAGGCTGGTAAAACTTTGAAGACAATTTCTCCACTCAAGACAATTTTCGTGGAAGCCACCGTTGGCGAAGACTTCCCGAAAGAGTTTGCGTTGTATGATCTAAACAAACTATTGGCAAAGGTTTCCTTGTATAAGGATGCTGACTTGTCGTTTGATGATGACAAACTCAATATCAGTGCAAACAAAAAGTCTGATTACATCAAGTATTGTTCGCCGAAAGTTATTGTGACTCCTCCTGAGAAAGCAATCACATTTGGTGAGCCTGATTGCTCATTCAGCCTTTCGCAAGAAGATCTTGATTGGATGCGCAAGAGTGCTGGCATCTCTGGTTCACCAAACTTCGTATTTGAAAGCGATGGTTCTACGATTCACTTCATTGCTACAGACGTGAAGGATGATTCTGCTGATCAGTCCAAGATTGAGATTGGTACGGTTGAGAATGGTAAAGAATTCAAAGTTGTGATGAAAGTCGAAAACTTCAAGTTGCTTGAAGGTTCGTATGATGTTGCAATCGCTAAGAAAGGTCTTGCGCGATTCAAGCACAAGACTGTTGACATCACTTACTACATTGCAATCGAAGCCGCAAGTTCAACCTTCGGAGAAGAATAATGGCGCTTGATAAAGCAAAGGTATTGGGATGCCTTCAAGAAATCTCAAACTCACTAACTCGCATCGAAGCAGAACGCGATCTTATTAAAGAGATTCTTCAGAAGATGCAAGATGAATGTGAGATCCCCAAGAAGTTATCTCGTAAACTGGCAAAAGTTTACCACAAGCGTAATTATGAGGAAGAAGTTGCCGAGCAGAGCGACTTCCAAACCATCTACGAAAATGTGGCTAAATAAAACTATTGGGGTGCAATTTCTTATTGACGGCACTATCCGCCAGACTGCTCGCCGTGAGGGTTCACCTCCTCCACCCCAACCTCTCTTCGGAGTTATATTATGCATACTGTGATAACCTATAGAAAAACTCCACACGCAACTGTAAATACCATTTATGGAACCACTGGAACCGATATGGTGAATGCTTGGTGTTTTGAGAATGGTAATATAGATGATAAACTTGTAAAAAAGTGGATTCCAAAATCACAATGTTATGTCAAAGAAAATTTGCAAGATCTTCCTGATTATGCATTTACTTCTTCTGACATAAGAAAATTTCATGTTGACGTTTGGAATGAGAAAGCGAAAAATTACAAACGTTATGGTAAATTTCGTACCAATTACCAATTAAGATTGATTCAAGAGCAATCTACTCTTGAACATTTGTTTGGAACCTGAGGACATATTATGAGCGATAATTTAAAATATTTACTATTCATTCTAGCATTCGCAGTATTCTCATTAGTCAATTCTTTCTTTTTGTGGATTCCAGCATCAGCACCTCCAGTAATCATGGTGATGACGATTGGTTTAATTTCGGTATGGGAGCATAAACGTGGCAACAAGACGTAATTTTTTCAAGTATCTTGGTCTTGCTGGCGGCGTTGCTGGCGGTGGTATTGTAGCCGCCGCCGCTGTTCTTCCTGATGCAGAGAAATGCGAAGCAGTAAAAGAAATCGAATCCAATGGACACAATGGCAAGATGATAATTGGTGCTACTTATGGTCAACTTGCACCACCAAATGGCACAATCAGTTGCGGTCCACGTTATGTTCCAGGAACAAATAAGCATGTCAGCGCAGGAATAACCGTCGGACCTGATGGCGAGATGTACTTGATGACAAAAGGAAAATGGCGTAGAATAGTGACTGAATAAACAATCAGGAGTTATATTATGAATGAAGCGTTGTGGGTTGAAAAATACCGTCCTCATACTATTGCCGATTGTATTCTTCCTGATGAATACAAGGCAACTTTCCAATCTTATGTTGATCGCAAAGAGATTCCCCATCTCTTGCTTTGCGGCACTCCAGGAACAGGTAAGACTACCGTTGCTCGTGCATTGTGTGACGAGATCGGATGTGATTATCTAATGATCAACGGCTCAGACGAATCAGGAATTGATACGTTTCGAGTCAAGATTAAGAACTATGCAAGTGCGATGTCTCTTGGTGGTGGTAAGAAAGTTATCATTATCGATGAAGCAGATTATCTGAATCCAAACTCAACTCAGCCAGCCATGCGTGCGGCGATGGAAGAGTTTGCGCATAACTGCACTTTCATCATGACTTGTAACTTCAAGAATCGAATCATTGAACCGTTGCATAGTCGATGTGCAGTAATTGAATTCAAACTGCGTAAGGAAGATAAGCCAAAGATGGCGATGGCGTTCATGAAACGCGCATCAGAAATTCTCACTGGCGAGAAGATTCCATTTGATAAAGCAGTGCTTGCTGAAGTTGTCAAGAAGCACTTCCCAGATTATCGTCGTGTGTTGAATGAACTTCAGCGTTATTCTGTCAGTGGTAAGATTGACTCTGGTATTCTTACCAGCATTGCTGATGTTTCGATCAATGAATTGGTCACCTCTCTGCGAGATCAAAATTTCAGCGCAATGCGTAAGTGGGTTGCCGACTTCGGCGGAGATGATCCTGCAAAGATTTATCGTAAGATCTACGATAGTCTGTATGATATTATGGATAAGTCTACGATTCCGAATGCTGTTTTGATTCTCGCCAAGTATCAATATCAAGCAGCGTTTGTTGCTGATCAGGAACTGAACCTCACCGCATGTCTCACAGAGATGATGGTGGAGTGTAAGTTCAATGGCTGATCTATTTAAAGAAATTATCCCGTCGATTCTGCAGACGAAAGAATATGCTCTCCTGACAGAGCAGGACGAAAAATCATATTCCTCATTTATGGTGAATCGAGCACTCTCGTTTCATAGAGACACCGTTCTCTGGGCAAACGAGATGAATCGATTTTCAACTCTCGACAATAAACTCAAATATGACTTTCTCCTAAATATAATAAGAGCCCAAAAACGTCCATACAGTAAGTGGCATAAAAAGGCTCAAAGCAGTGATTTGAATGTCGTAAAAGAATATTATGGCTACTCCGATGCGAAAGCAGAGGAAGCATTAAAGATACTTTCTGACGACCAAATCACCGCTATGAAGAAACAATTATATAAGGGTGATTGACCATGGTCGAAAAATTAGTAGAAGTCACATTAGAAAAGCAAGACGACTTCCTCAAGGTCCGCGAAACTCTAACGCGCATCGGTGTCGCTGCAAAGAACGACAACATTCTTTACCAGTCTTGCCATATCCTCCATAAACAAGGAAAGTATTATATCGTTCACTTCAAGGAACTCTTTGAACTAGACGGTAAGCCATCGAACATGTCTGATAATGACATTCAGCGTCGTAACACGATTGCGAATCTAATGGCTGAGTGGGGTTTGGTGAAACTCGTCGATCCAGATAAGACAAAGGATAACGTCGCACCATTAAGCCAGATTAAGATTCTTCCATTCAAAGAGAAGAATGAATGGCAATTGGTCTCCAAATACACAATAGGAAAGAAAAAGAAGGAAGGTTAATTTATGATTGTGATGAATGTATATAAACTTCGTGATGATATTGAACTTCCAACATACGGCACGACTCTCGCAAACTGTTTTGATTTATCATTCCAGCCAACATCAAATGTTGTGAATGGATATGATGCATTCAATGCATCTGTTGAAAGAGATGTAAATGGTTTTGGTGAAGTTTCCATCTATCCAGGCGATCGTTTACTGATTCCAACTGGATTAATTTTCAAGATCGAACGTTATGTTACGATTGAAACATTTGCAGACATTGCACGACATGATGCTGAACTTCCACTCCAGAACTATAGTATTCGCCTTCATCCTCGTTCGGGACTTTCGCTTAAGAAAGGATTGATCCTAGCAAACTCAGAAGGTATTGTTGATGTTGATTATCAAGAAGAAGTATTTGTGCTTTTGACAAACACTTCGAAGATGCATCAGGTTATTCGAAAGGGCGATCGTATTGCTCAAGCAGAAGTTACAACCAATCAACCATTTGCGTTTAAAGTCTTGACAACACGACCAGAGAAACATTCAGAACGTTCTGGTGGATTTGGTTCAACTGGAATATCAAACTGACATAGTTGAGAATATTATATTATGAATCGTGATGAATTATCATGGGATGAGTTATTCATCCTGCAGGCAACTTTGATTTCACAAAAAAGCAAAGATCCATCTACTAAAGTTGGATGCATTATTGTGAATGATGACAACGTTATACTCAGCACTGGCTTCAATGGATTCCCTCGCGGAATTGAAGAAGATTGGAATGATCGCTGGAAGCGTCCAGAAAAGTATCACTGGGTTGAACATGCTGAACGCAATGCAATCTTCAATGCCGCACGTGTTGGTGTTTCACTCAACAATTCTCGCGCATATTTAAATTGGGAACCAAAGCCATGCGCTGATTGCACACGCGCATTGATCCAAGCAGGGATCAAGGAAGTCATCGGTCCGAATCGTCCATGGACTGGCAAGGGGACGGGAAAGCATTACTCGATCGACCACGCCGAAGTCATGCTGCGCGAGGCAGGAGTCCGAATACGCTATTTCGATCTCCCCCCAGAACTAGGGTATCCCCCAGAATAGGACCGCTCTCTCGGCTCTCTCCTCGGCGAGAGAGGGATGCCATAAGTTGTTGATTTTACAGAAATTATCACTGTTGTAAATCCCTGTGTTTTATACGACAATTGTTGTATGAGATACATGAAATACATGACTTCTGGGACCGACTTATTCGGTGACCGCCACACGCTGTGGTATGTGGGCGATTATCATTATCAGATAGAATGCCGTGTTACGGGCAACAAAATCGACCTTCCAGACATGTGTTTCGAGGATGCTCTTCGCACCTTCGAAAGCGTGCTCGTAAGTTATTGATTTTGCAAGAGTTTTCCCTGTTGTCTTTTTTACAGGAAAATGCGATAATATATCTATGAAATGTAAAAACACTGTGAAAATTGGTGACGTCGTCAAGTCTCTTGACTTCGTTGGTGTCAATGACTGTTATTATGTCGGTCTCGTGGTCGGCATCAGTGACATGGACGGCACTTTCCGTGCCAAGACCATCAAGCGTGTGTGGCAGGGTAAGTTGGACAAGAAATTTCCGTCTGACTTCTTCACTGCTCCGCTTCTTGGCAACCATTTCTTCGACGACATGGCTGAAGAAAAGGGTGCCGCTCCTCGCATTCAGGTGGTTGCCTAATGAACATCGATGACCGACATGGTAGTCCGTATGATCGTGGTCGCGCTGACAGTTATTATCGTCGCGCTCGAAGTCCGCACTATATGAAAAGTGACATCAATGGCTATGTGACTTTCAATAGTGCTCGCGTGCTCGAGAAAGACATGACTGCGCAGCAGATTGTTGAATACAATATTGGATTCGACGATAATGAACAATCTGGCAATTTCAAAGATTGGGGTTGATATGAGAAAGCAAACTGAAACTTTGTTGAGTGAAGCGATCGATCTGGTGAATGGTGTCGATCATGTTCTAGCGAACACCATGACTCAGTATGATCTGAGTGCCAAGAACTGTTATGATCTTGCGGAGAAACTTGAGCGTGCATGTCATGCACTGCTTGTTGTTGGTGATCGCAAGACGCAACAGGATCTGAACAAGATTCCGATGGGTGAAGGAGTGCCGTTCTAATGGGATACTTCAAAAATTTAGAAATTGATGTCATTGAGATGCATCGTCACGATGGACTCAAGGAAGCAGAGATTGCAAAGATCACTGGCTTGTCGCTGACCGAAGTCAACGAGATTCTCGCAGCATATGAGAATCGTGATGTTGATTATAATGAATACGATACTGACATGGTCAGTTACGATGATCTGACTTTTGATCCAGGTGATGTTGATTACAATGCGGAGCATTACTAATGAGCGATGTAATGACAGAAAGCAAAGTCTTTGAACTTTGTGTTAAAATGCAACGTCTTGGATATGCAGTTGTGATATTCACTCCAGAAGAGTTGCGTGGTGCCAATCCTGATCATGTTCAAGACCGTTTGGTTGAATTGGGTTGGGATGTAATTGATACTCTTGCCACTGAGCCGCGAGAAGGTGAAGGTTGATGGAAGATAATGGATTCATCTTCGGTGTGTTGATGTTTCTTTGCGGATTCGTTTCAGGTATACTAATCTGTATCCCAGCCAAACGAAAAGACAGGTATTTTTACGATGACAAATGAATATCGCCGTTCTGTTCTTGCTCCAAGAGAGCGTGTACAATTTGATCCTCGCAATCGCAAGCATATGCTTGATTTTGCAAAGTTTGTCAAGTATAATAGTTGGACGAATGGTTGCTCTTACTTCTTGGAAGATCCATATACAGATATTCCTTCGATGATTCGAGCAAAAATTGCTGATCACACTTTATCTAAACTGGTGGAAAAAGTATGAGTGAAGGTGACTTTGAAGTATTGAATCGTGGTACGATTGAAGAGTTGCAGACTCTTCGAAAGTTTGCGCGTGAAGTTATCGCTATGAGTAAAATTCACGACATGCCAATGCCGCATGAATTGCGAACGAAGATCGGTCTCTTGGAAATCTTCTATGCTCTTCATATTGAGAAGTATCCTGTATGATGATTTACTGCGCTGCGCGTTTCAAACCCAAGAAAAAGCGTAAGCCAAAAGGTGTAGTTGCAAAGAAATATAACAAGTCCTCGGCGATTCTCGGTGTTGAGAAATTGCCGAGTCTTTCTTATGGTTCACGAGTTGGGGCTGATACTGCGCGCAATATTCAGTCATTGAACTCTGATAAAGTCTTTACAGAGAAAAGAGAGAGCCTGATGTATACAGGCACTTTGGTGAAGGGTATTGCTACGATGCACAAGTCGAACGCAGTGCCTGTCATCGACGAAGAGCAGATGAAAGATATTTCGAGAATGCGTCGCGGATGATCGGACGTATTCTCTGTTTCTTTGGTCTGCATAAATGGGAAGGATTGTGGCGACCCAGTCGTTGCAGTTACTATCCGTTTGACATCCTTGTAAACAAAACTTGCAAACGATGCGGGAAAGTGGTTGTCCCGAAACAACCACATCATTCATCTGACGAGGATTAATTTATGAGTATTCGTTCAAAGGCTGCTGTTGAAACGTTGAAGACACTTGGAGCATTTACTGCTGGTGGTGTTGCATTTTATTTTCTTCTGGATCTTCTTGGTCCAAAACTTGGCATGCTTCTCATGCTTGTTTCATTAGTTGGTTGGTTTGCTTGGTTGACTTATAGTTTCTATGTTGACAAGTTTTCTGTTGAGGAAAAGTTTAAACTTTGATCAGCCCCTGTAAGGGAATCTGCAAACTAGACACCCAACGTGAATATTGCGTTGGGTGTTTTCGCACAACTGCAGAAATAACTTCTTGGACAAAGTTGCCTTTGTTCGAGAAAGAGCGTATAATTAGAGAATGTAAAGAACGCGAATATATAAAGACGTATTCCGCAAATAACTCATAGGTGATTTATGGCAAATGTTAAATTCGAATATAGTGGTAAGTTGAGCGATGGTCGTTTCTTCGATGAAGATTCAAAGAAGAAAGTCGTTGTTGATCTTGAAGATAGCGATCTAACAGTTGATGAGATGCTTGAAGAGTTTATGAACTTCATGCAAGCAATCGGATATAAGTTCGAAATTGGTGATCGTTTTGCAGTTGTAAACGACTTCAAGGAATTTGAAGCGCAACAGAAACAAGAGAAACAAGAATCATTTAAGTTTGATTTCAGCAAGTATGATCCCATTGTCGACGAAGGTGGTGGAATAATTGGTGCTGCAGCAAAATTAGAACCAGCCAAGCCTAAAGTGTCTGACGCTGCTCTCGCTGCTGAAGTTGATAGAATTCGTTCTATGACGATGGGATTGAGTGAAGAAGCAATTCAGATGGCTGCTTGGAACAATCTTGCCAACAAGGGAGTTTGATCATGCCAGCCAAAACAGGAACGAAGGGATTTGGTAAAGGTCGAGCAAAGTTGGGTTCTAAAAAGAGAAAAGCGCGGCGCAAGAAATCATAGTTATGAAGATTTCAATTGGCAAGTATCCAAAAAACGGTGAGCAAAAGAAATCCATTCGTATTGATCCATGGGATACATGGAGTATGGATCATACTCTTGCTGAGATCATTCATCCGATGCTCAAGCAGTTGCGCAAGACTACTCATGGCGCACCTTATACCGAAGATGAGGATGTTCCTGAGCATCTTCGTTCGACCAATGCCAAGCCCAAGAAAAACGAATGGGATGTGGACGAGTTTCACTTTAAGCGTTGGGACTGGATCATGAAAGAAATGATCTGGGCTTTCGGCGAACACGCAAAAGATCGCGAGCCAAACTTCTGGATCAAGAAGCCCAAACATAAATGGGTAGAAATTGAAGGGCAAGATTGGACGGAAATGATCACCAGTGACAAAGGCATCTACGACGAAGAAAAAGCCAAAGCATATTGGGAACGCAAGAGAAATGGCTTTCGTTTGTTTGGAAAATACTATCAAAATTTGTGGGACTAATGCAAACCAAAGAAGAACTCGAGCAATGGTATAAAACTCCAGATCCCTGGGAGTATGAAACCACTCAAGATGATCAAATTCGAAAAGATCTTCTTTTGAACATGCTCACGATTCGATATCGACGAGCATTAGATATCGGATGCGGTGAGGGATTCGTCACAAGAGATTTACCAGCGATAGATATTCATGGAATTGAGATTTCAGATCTTGCTGCATCTCGTTTACCATGGAATGTGAAAAGAGTTCATGAACCTGAGGGATTCTATGATCTAGTCATGACGACTGGAACATTATATCAACAGTACAATCATGAACAGATTGCAGAGTGGATCCGACGCTCTGCTTATCGTCATGTTTTGGTTGCTGGTATTAAAGACTGGTTGATTCCATATAATTTTGGAACCCCAATTGCCGCAAAAGAAATTCAATACAGACAATACACGCAGTCAGTGATACTATATGAAGTTAGCGCATAATATCGGCACATACAATCATCCAAACTACAACACACGCGAACAAATACTTGCGTGTAACGAGCCCATTGGTTTTGATGGCATTTACAAAAATGTTTATGACAATCAGGACGTTCTTGTTGGCAAATCGGGAATTATGTTTGTAATGGGCGACTTTATGGGTGGTAACAACCACTTTGATTTAGCCCATGTTCCAGCATTAGAAGATTATTGTACATGGGAACAAGTTTATGAACTTTGCGCCAAATACGATTTTAAACTTGGATGGCATACGTGGAGTCATCGCGATCTGACTCGATTAAATCGTGATGAAATCATGGAAGAAGTCACACCACCATTCCCGATGCAATTTTTTGCATATCCATATGGAACATATAACGATCTTGTAATTGAATGCGTAAAGGAAGCGGGATTTAAAGTCGCGTATTCTGTCACTCAAGGAAGTCAAGACAGAACTGATAAAGACCATCACTTCAAAATCTATCGAGATTATATTCGATGAAAAAAGAATATGATGAAAAGGGGGTTGTTGTAATACCTTCTGTGTTTACTGCAGACGAATGTGATAAAATTAAAGCATCTGCATATTCTGTTACAGACGATCAGATCAAGACAGCAGGATATCCTCATGTTCCGAGTGAACAAATGTATAACAGAAAGTCTTTGATTTTCTTTCCTGCTTTGGCAAATTCTTATCTCAACGAAATTCGAATCAGTAAACCAATGACCGAGTTAGTCCGAGAGTTTATCGGTGATGATGTTCGTCAGATTAATAATCAGATATACTTT